GCACAAACAATCGTTTGTTTGATTCAGCTGCGGCATTGAGCGCCGCCTGAATCGCCGCCGTGTCGTCTGTTACCCCATCCCCCACAGCCCCAAAATCCTTCACCGACACAACGTCCCGCAGCTTGCTCTGCACCGTCCTGGTAGTAGCACCAGTTCCACTTTGCAAGAAATTTACATCAGCAGAACTTGAGCCAGACTCGAGCTTAGTAGCAATAGCAGTTGAGATAGCATTAAACTCAGTATCAAACTCAGAGCCCCTTACGATCTTCTGAGAGTCGCCTGAAGGAAGGGTGTCTTTAGCACCAAAGTTGGTTGTTTTTGTGTAGTTTGACATTTACTTAAAGTTGCCTTGAGATGGTGGGGGTCTCTTTTATTTATTAAAGGTTGCTTTCAAATGCTAGTGTAATCATGTTTGAGTCCCTACTACGGTGCCGTCGTTATCAGCCGCAGGCGCACCAAGTTTAATCCGCAACTTGCCGCTGATGTCTACCCATAGGTGATACGAGTTGCCAGCATTGTTTAGCATCACAGGATGTGCGCCGTTCCAATTTCCACCAATATTGGTTATCTTTTGAAACGTGGTCGGGATACTCCAAGTAGCCGCAGTCGGCGTTATCTGGTAAAAAGTTTCGTCTGGATTGTTTGTAAATGCCTGCGCCAAAATATAGTTTGGGTCTGTAGTTGCAAGACTTGTCCCTTGCATAAGCAAAGCCGTGGTAAAACCACTACTATTAACCGAAGGTCTATTTTTTAGGTTTTGTGTAGCGGTTTGTGTTGAGTAGTTGTTGGCCCCTCGCAATATTGAACGAATCAACGGGTTCACATCCGCGCCGCTGTTGTCTACATCTACGTTTGAAACGTGATAAAGCGCGTTTTGTTCAAACCAGCAGTTGTTGTACGTTACGGACGCAAAGGCACCGCCGCCTTTTTCAGTACTGGTGTTGATGCCGGAGGCAGCAGTAGGAACACGTTTATTGCTAAGACCAATCCAGTTTGGCTCAAACGTGCAATTGTTAAACTCCACAAAGTAGGCGTTCCAGCCATCAAACCCAAATTTGGTACGACCAAACAGGCAATTCTCAAATATGTTCATATTAGAGAACGAGTGCGACTGAGAGTTTGCCGTACCGTCCGCGCCCCACATGCGGACACAAGCATCGTCATAAGTAGTCAACAACCCACTACTGGTTGTGTACAAACTGTTACCAACAAAGTTGCAGCTTACAGTGGACGCATTAAAAATTTCTACGCCGTGCAATGCACAGTTTGTGAACTTTAGAAAATCACAATTTGTTATTTTCCACGAAGCGCCCCAACGAGGCACGCCGGACAAGATTCTTCGGAAATAAAATCCGGTAGCGTTGCTGTTGGTTGCTGGGTTTGCAAGTTCAAACGTCATGTCTTCCAATTGCAATGGGCCGCGTTCCCAATAGTTATTGACGTTGAAAGCCAGTCCGTTGAAATCTATTAAAAACTTCGTTGCTATAACGCCTTCACCAAACATTTTCAGTGAGGTAATGGCGTCATGCAGGTTCAAATCAAACGTAGAATTTGGCTTGTACAAGTAAGTCCCGTTAGAAAAAAACAAACTTGTTTTGTTTGCGATGCAGTGCGTCAAAGCAGCCTGAATCGCCGCAGTGTCATCCGCCACACCATCACCAACCGCCCCAAAGTCTTTTACAGAAACAACATCTCTAAGCTTGCTTTGAACAGTCCTCGAGACAGCAGTAACACCAGACTGCAGAAAATTTACATTAGCAGAACTAGCAGGAGAATCTAGTTTAGAAGCAATAGCAGTAGCAAGATTATCAAATTCAGTATCAAATTCAGAACCACGAATAATCTTTTGGGAATCACCTGTTGGAAGGGTGTCTTTAGTTCCAAAATTAGTGGTCTTAGAATAATTAGCCATTTTAGCCTACTGATTTAATGTAATAAGTGACAAAGCTTACGATAGTAGCTAGAGAGAACCAAAGTGCTCTTTCAAACATGGATACTTGCTTGGAATTTACAGCTACTTTAGAAACCAAAGCCCCCAAAGTTTCTTCCTGCTTCTCAAGTTTGTCTTCAATCTTTTCAATTCGTTCATTAGAAGCAAGAACTTTTTCTTCTACTCGGGCTATGGTCAGGATTGCTTCAGTGAGTTTATCAAGCTTTAGTTCAATCCTCGAAAGTCGATCTTCTGTAGCCATTCACAAGAAGCCTTATGGGTTAATTAATAAGAAAAAGGCAAGGCTACGCTTTCTAAAGAAAGTTTCACCTTGCCCCTTTCAATGGTTATTACAGGTCGTTAACAGCCAAAACAAAACCTGCTTCAGGCCGGAAAGCCTGAACACCATAAAGCGTGTCTGCAGTGAACAGCGTAGCAAGGTATTCTTGCTTGTACTGCGTCTGCGAACGGACAGCCATTTGTTCCGCCAGGACAAGGGCTTCTTTGTGGAACAGAAGGGCACCACGAATTGCCACACTGTTGCCTACAGCAGTGTTAGCTGCTGCAGTTTCAATCGTGGGGCAGTTCGAGGACACATAAACGTCAATACCATAAACCGAACCAATTAGACCCGATTGTACGGTACGTGCATCGCGGAAATCAGAGGACACATAACGGTCAATGCCCATGATTGCCGAACGCAGTGCAGGCGGGACAACAAATGCACGGCCATCCATCGGCACATCATTGTCATCCATCTTCTTGATCAGCGCACGGAAGCCTGCGTCAGTAAACACATCAGTATCAATCACGGTGTCTACTGCGTATGCAGTCAGGCCCGTGGATGCATCGATGTAGTACACTGCGTTGTTGCTTGCCCAGCTAGAACCATCCGTTGCAGGGCTCAGGGTCAGCGTGCCATTACCAAAGCCAGTCGAAGCACTGAACAGATCAGTGTCAACTTTCAGTGCCAGTTGGTAACCAGCGTCTTCCGTATAGAAGCGACGCAGGCTCGACAGTGCTTGAACGTCTACGATATCCTCAATCAGACGCGAATACTCAAAGTGACGATTGATGTTGATGGTCAGTTCAGACTCAAGATTGGCTTGAATATAAACAGCCGTTGCTTCAACTTTTGCATTAGCAGAACCACGAATCGGCTTCGGTACGTGGATCAGATCGCCCTTCTTGCCCTTCATGGTCATCTTCTTGACCAAGGGGGACAGCTTCAGATTCTTTTGATAAGAAGCGATGATCTCATCACTCCAAATCTCTGGAATAAATTTATCTGCTGCTGTTTTGTCTACTACAGCATTCTGTGTAAAATAATTACCACTAGTTTCACCAGCCATTTTCTTAAATTACCTCTATAAAGTTAAATAACCCTCCCTTCAGCATAGGCTTGCATAATTTCAGGTTGCAAAGCTTCATAGCGTCCAGGGTCGGTTTTCATTAGATTAATGATGTCAGCCCTACGAAACTTTTTCTTGGCCCTTTGTTCTGCACTACCCCTAACAGTTCCAGTGCTGGCGGACTTCAAAGCATCACGTCGTGCTGCCTTTTCCACCGTAGCTGTGTTTTGGACAGTCTGTTGGCGATCTTTCCACAAACTAAACAACTCATCAGCAGCGTCTGCATCGTACCGTTGATCGGCCATTACAAACAGTTGCGTTCTGATCTTGCTTGATTGAATCCAAGCAGCAAAGTTAGGATCTTTAAGAATATCTTCCATTTCTGGATGCTTATTCTTAACAACAGACAAAGCAGCAGCCTTTCGGGCTTCTTCAGTGTACTGTTTGGCCTGCTTGATGCTTGGGTGGTTCTCGATCTCCTGCTTTACAGCAGTCTTAGGGTCAACGAAGAAATCAACTTCTTCAAGTTGTCCTTCAGGCTCATTTTTATTGTTTGCTTGGAGTTGTGTTTGAATATACTGGTCAACAATTTTTCTAAGTTCACCAACTTCAGACCCATGCTTTCCGATCAGCTTTTCAGCTTCCTGGTGCATGCGAACAAGATCTTTAACACTCTTGCCCCGATAGCGATCAGGGAGTTCTTCTTCTTCTTCTTGTTCTTGTGTTGGTTGTTGCTCTTGAAAATCTTGAATGTCAGGGGTATCCTGTGTAGGATCCTGAATCTCGTCTGCGTTCAAACTCTCCTCAAGTTCGTCAAGTAGGATTGCTCTACCCATTAGTCTTTTGCTCCGTGGTTATTTCACATTATGGAGGTTGTTTAAGAAAGATTTGCCGAGTTAATCGGATCTTCCTCGTGAGCCCGCTTTTTCGTGTTCTCTGATCCACTTTGATTCACTTGTGGGGAAGCTTAGTGGGTCTAAGATTGAACGAATGGGGCTGATAACTCTGGTTGCTTTTAGATTACACTTTGGACACACTAAAGCTTCTTGTGGGTTATCCACTAGGGCCTCAAAGGTGTGATCATTAAAGCAACTAAAGTCAAACATCCTTAGTTGTGGCATCTTCATAGCCTCTTTGGATGTAGCTTTCTAGATTAAGGACTGAAGCGATAACGTCCAGTTGTCCTTTTCTAAAAAACAAGTCTTCTAGGTCTTTTGTATGCTCTACTGAATTAATGGCTTCTGAGTTTTCTGAAAATTCACTAATCAGTTGTTTCCAGCCTTGTGATCTAAATAGATCAAAATAGCTGTTATAGTAATATTCAGTTTCTTTATCCATATTTTACCATATTATTATTATAGCTTCAAGTTTTCTTGGTTTTTTTATACCCTGAAGCATATGCAGCTTGAGCTTGTTTTTCTGCTCCTTTGCGAGTGGGATATACTTTACCGCTTTTACCCCACTTATAACCTCCTTTAACCTTTCTGATTGGCATTTGTTGGTTTCCTTG